GATATTCTGCGATTAGTTCTATCAGCGAAGCTGTTCCTTTTTTTAGATCTCTTACAAAGTTATACAGAAGAGCTTTTAACTCAGTTTTTAACTCGTCATCTATGTCTGTGATTTTTTTCATAATCGTCCCACACAAATAGGAGACGATTCTTTTTCGTTTTCTTTCTACTGCACCTTGTCAACGAATACGACAGGGTAACGTTTTTCTGCGTGAGCTACTCCGATCGCTCTGCCTCGAACCTGAATATCTCTCGTCCGCGCGACAAGTTTATCAAAATCTTTATCCATTTCTGATGGTATAAATAGCAGGAATGTGGCAATCACGTTTTTGTCGTTGTATTCCGCTTCGGCGATTGTGTAGCCGTTCCAGTCGTCTCCGACTTGTATTCCATCCCACCTACTTAGTTTAGTCTGTAGTTCGTGAGCATTTCGCATAATACGAAATTTGAGTTTTCCGCTGACCGTTCCTCCTTCCCATTTGTCTACTCTCTCTACGGAGCGACATACGAAATCGAGTTCAACCGTAAAGTATTTCCTGTCGTTCTTCCATTCTCCGGACTCGGTAGTTCCGTCTTCGCATTTGATTTTTCCTGGTCCGTGCTTTTTACCGTTTTGAAAAGAGCCTTCATAGACACACTGAACACTTCCGTCTAAATACGTTAATTTCCCTTTGCCGTGAGGGTCACCATCATCATTAAAAAATCCTTCGTAATGCATCCCGACTTCATAATACCAATCTGTTCCCGATTTAGATGTATCGATCTTGCCGTTTAAAAAATGCATAGCTGAAAATTTTTCAGGGTTGTCTGCTTTATACCCTTTCATCAAACCGTGCGGTTTCCCATTCTTAAAATTACCCTCAGTGATTATTCCTTCTTCATTCTGCAATTTCCCTTTTCCGTTTTGGCAATCTCCTTCGATGCAAGTTCGTTTGGTTTCTTCCGAAAGGATCGGATTGAGGATTAGGATAAATAAGATAATTGTGATACTGATTTTCATTGTTTTTTACTCCCAATGAAAACAATCAATATGTGATGTCACTTGACAATTCTAAAACTGTGTTTTCGTTTGCCACATGGCCAAAAAAAACAAATCGCAGAAATCGAATAAACAAAATACAAAACAACCTGTAACCGGATATACGACAGAAGGTTCTCTATTCAAAAACATTCCCATCAAAGAGTTAACGCAAAAACGTTCTACGTTACAAACAAATCCAGCGATACCCAAAGATCCAGACGATACCATGACGCCGCAACAAGTCGCCGCTCTCCTAAAACGTAGCGTTCGTAGAATTAGCTATTATCGTCGTGAGGGACTGCTCGGAAAGTTTTGGAAGTTTTATGACGGAACGATTCTGTATTCCAGAGTTGGAGTCGAAGAATTCTTTCAAAATCGATTTTGTGAAAAAGAAGAATCTTAAAACCAGCGGAAATTGCGGGACTTAGGGGTCTTCGCCGACGTTGCGCATTGGTATTTTCTTTGTTAGCATTGGTGACATGGATGAATTAAAGGCACTTCTACAAATCGATCATATCTCTCTACTTCTTGTTTCCATAATATTATTTTTTATGGTCCTTCTGGTTTATCGTAAACCGCTCGGACAGATTTTTGGACTTCTTTCTAAGCTCATCACAAAACGTCTCGATTCGAAAGAGACTATTTCCGTGGTTCAAATTCAAACCAATTCACTCCCGGGAGCGAGATTCATTCAGGAACACGTCACCTCAATCCAATTCATCGACTCTTTGCGCGTTCGCGACGCGGAAGGTTTTTATGATTTTCTGTTTAACCTTGTGAGTGAAGTCCGTGCCAGATTAGGGAATCCGTATCCGAACGTAAGGCTGACGTTTTCGTTATTGAATGTAGACTACATATCCTCTGCGGCGGTTAGCGCGCTCTCAAGAATCTTAATCGATGTAGTTCAGAAAAACGGAATTTTTCTGAACATAAACTTTCCGAAGGATCGATTCAAAAATCACGCGACCAATTTTCGCATACTCGCGGGGGATGCGGAACACGTTTCAATTTCGACCAAAGATCATGGAGGAACAGAATGAAAACGATTTCAGTCATACTTTTGCTTTTAGGTGCGTGCGCGGTTCTTCAAACACTTCCGCCAACGCTGAAAGAAGACAGCAAACAAATTGAAAAAACGAAAATGGCACTTGCCGAAAACCGTCCCGGAGCCATAGAGCGAGCGATTTCAGAACTGGATCGATGCGACGCTCGAAACATCGAGAACGCTCAAGAGATCAACATCCTTAAGGAAGAGTTGAATCTTTGTAATGCTGCAAGCGAGAAAAAAGACGTCCAGTTAACCAAGGTATCCAAAGAGGCCGGTAAAGGCGAAGGAATCCGTTGGACGTATTACGCAATCCTCGGATTTGGGATCTTTCTGTTGATCGCTTTTGTCTTGGTTGTGGCGGCGATTCTTGCATTGAGGCGTAATGGTCTTCCGGTCGTAAACAGCCTTTTGGGAGGAATGCGCGCATGAATCAAATATTAGAATTTTTGAAATCCGCTTCTTTTAGAGTTCAAAAACATTTTCTGAACTTCGATGCGATCCAGCAGACACAAAATTATTGGAATGCTTCGCTTCTTTCGAAATTAAGCACAAATAAAATGAACACAGCAGCGGTGAATGTAAAACTTTCCGCAATTCCTCCTGTTCTCGATCCGGTTTTTGTATGTCCGGTAGATGAACCGCACATAACGTCTCCATTTGGATGGAGAACGTTAAGCATCAACGGGAAACCTTCGAAACAGTTCCATTTGGGAATTGATCTGGGTGGAGTAAACGACATTCATGCTCCTGAAGATTGTATCATCAAAACGGTTCTCAAAAAGGATGAAAAAAATCCGGTCCGATTTCATTATGAAAAAGGAACTTGGATCGATTTGATCAGAACAGGGAAGATTCCGCGTGGTAGAGCTTGGACACCGTATATTATCGCAATCGGAGTCCATACTAAAAATCAATACAAGTTCAAGCACGTCGATTCCTACGTATTGGTCGGACAGAATATCAAGGCTGGAACTGTGATCGGAACGAGCGGAAACCTCGGCTATTCGATGGGACCTCACTTGCACTTTGAGGTCTGGCCTTGGAATGAAAATAAACAATCCTGGCCTACGCCTATCGACCCGGCCAAGTTTTTAAAATCAAAAAATCTAATATAATAAAAGGAAAAAGGTTATGGAACTTTTAACACAAGCAGTCTTCGGATTATTCATTCCGTTATATGTCGCTCTCGTTTTGTTTTTGAGTCAGTGGATCTTTCGTTTCTTCAAAAACGAATTTGTCCAACGTGATAAGGCGCGGTTTGTTTTGTATCTCGCTACTATAATCGCAATCTTCTTTGAATTGGTGCGATTCGTTTTAGGAGATTCTATCTCTGAACTCGGATACTATTCTGTGATCCTACTTCTGAATTTTTGTTTCACTACGACATTTTACGAAGTTCTGATGAAGCGAGTCTTCGAGGCAATCAATTACGCGCACACCTCACCGGTTCAATCAGAAGAACAACCGGATTAATCGGAAGGGAATGCAAATGAGCACGGAACCGGCTATAAGGGAACGAGCCTTTTTTCTCTACGCAATTTCCGGTTCCGGATCTTCCGTGAACGCGGTTGCAAAACAACTTCGGGAAGAATTTGGAACGAAGACCACCGCGAAAACCGTGAAGGAATGGGCCGAGGAAAAGGATAAGGACGGACTAACGTGGAAAGAAAAACGTAGCCGACTTGTAGTCAGAGCTGAAAAGCGTGTTGAGGTGATCGCTGAAAACCGACTCGTTGAGATCAAAAGCAGAACAAGGAATATCGTTGATACTTTGTATAAGATGCTTACGGATAAAAAAGCTCCGGGACTTACGAGCTTTGAAAATGCCGTATATGCGTTTAAAAACATTTCCGAATACGAACTCAAACTTGAACGAATGGAAGGCGATCGCTTGCATCCGCTCGTAATCGTAAACGCAATTTTTGAAGTGCTTCAAGAATGTCCTCCGGTTGCACACGCGATTCAAGAAAATTGGGACAAGAGTATAGCCGCTCGAATTCACGAGAAGATCGGATCTCTCAAAGTGTGAAGTATGTCCGTTGACCGTGAAATTTTAGAGTCGATCCGAGAAGCAGGAACAAAGCGATTTTCGAAAGTAAGAAAAACCGATCGGATATTATACGGCAAAGAATTTGGAAAGGATTCTCTAACAGCATTTGCAAAATATATCGATCTGAAATTTGAAGATTCTCTTCACATCAAATCTATCATTCACCTCCTTGAAAATATGGAGAAAGGAAAAATTCAAAGAGGAATTATAAACATGCCTCCACGAAGAGGCAAGAGCCAGATTTGCACACGAATCTTTCCTGCTTGGTTCTTAGGAAGGCATCCAGATAAAAACGTAATATTACTTTCTTACTCTGATAACAAGGCCGCGCGTTTTGGTCGTTGGGTTCGTGACTGCGTAGAGTCAAACCGCTTTTCTCAAATATTTCCAAATACGAAAGTTCGCCCGGATATGCGAGCGGCGGCTGAGTGGGAAACGACAAGTGGCGGACTCGTTTTAAGTGCGGGACTCAAAGGAGGTTTTAACGGGGACGGCGCGGACCTTTTGATCGTAGATGATCCGTATAAAAACCGAGAAGAAGCGACGTCCGAAACTATATCCGAAAAAATCATCGAGAACTTCATGTCTGTAGGGGAAACGCGTCTCTCTCCTAACGCAATTATTTTGATCGTTCATACAAGATGGTTACGCAACGACCTTACAGGAAGATTGATTGGTGAAGATAAGGAGATCGAAAGTGAAACTTTTTGAGCCGGAGATAAAAGGTGAATGGCATGTGTTACGTCTTCCTGCAATCTTAGAAGATGGATCGTCTCTCTGGCCGAAGCGTTTTAAAATTGAAAATGTTTTAAAACTTAGAGCGAGAATCGGAGAAGGTCGATTTAGTGCGCTCTATCAACAAATCCCTCTGGATGTTGCGGAACAGATTTTTAGTGATCCGAAGTTTGAAGAGGCCCCGAATGATACAAAGATATTTGCGTTTTGGGATCCTGCCTTTCGAAAAGCGGAAAAAAAGAAAGACTTCAATGCTTTTACAGCGGGTGGAGCAAATGGTGAAAAATTCTTTGTGATCTCAGGTGAAATCTGGAGAGCAAAACTTGGCGAGTCCTATGATCGAATTGAAAAACTCTGCAAACAATTTCAAGTTTCTCGACTCTTTATTGAGAACAATAAGGGCGAGGCCGCTCTTGAAATTGAAATGCAACGAAGAGGAATCCAGTGTAAGGGAGTTACAAGTTTTGGAGATAAGGATTTTAGGATTCAGCAATATGCGCGAATGAACTGGGATAAGATTCGTTTTTCTAAATTCGTTTCTCAAAAGTATTTAAAGCAGATTCTTGAATATTCGGATGTAGTCGAGCGTCACGACGATGCTCCCGATTCCTTAGCTGGTCTCATCAAAGAAACGAAATTCGGTCCTCAAGCCGAAGGAATGAAAAACCGAATCGGATTTTTTGAAATGCTTTTGAACGAAGGGAGATGGTAATGGCCCGCAAACGTCGCAGTTATTACAAGAACTTAGGAATCGATACATCCGTCCGAGTCGCAAAGTTAGACGCATCTGAATCCGTTGCCAGACTCGATACCCTGATGCACATGGCATCCGGTAAAGGCATTACAGGAAGAGATAAACTACGAGGTGTTACACCAAACCCCGAACGGATTTTTCCAGGCACTGCACGCGCGCTTTACGAATCAAACGGTTTCCTCGCCAACATAGTCGATTCTGTCGCGGAAGATGCAACCCGCGCATGGATCGAAATCGAAACAAATCGAGATAAAGACGATCCGGATTCAAATAGAAAAGGTCTGAACATTTCCAGAATCTTAATGAATGAAATGGAGGAGTTTAAACTCCAGGAAAAAATCACAGAACACATTCAAGGTTCTCGAATGAATCATGGAGGTTCTCTGATCTTTTGGGGAATTAAATCGGATATTCCACAAACCGATTACATGCTTCGCCAGCCAATGCCGGAGACGATTCGGAATCTTGAATTCATAAACGTGATCGATGCGAGTCGCGTTTCCGTAAGGAGAAAAACGAGCGATCCGCTTTCTAAATATTATAACGAGCCGATTTGTTCTGTATCTGGCGTAGAATTAGACTCCACCCGAGTGCACTGGCTAGTCAATAGTTGGAATTGGGATTCTCAGCGGGGAATTTCCTTAATAGAAAAAGTCTACGATGGAATCATTGCGATCGATACAGCACTTTGGTCCACAACATCTCTGATTTTTGAGATGGCCGTCAAGGTCCTTACTACCGACAAACTGGACTCTGCTTCTCCCGCAAAGACGATGGAGTTTCTTCGATTATTAAGGCATACTCTATCCACTCAGTCCACTGCGATGCTTGGAAAAGATGAAACACTAACTCGTCTGGGTAGCTCGGGAATATCCGATTCACAACTCGAAACACTTTTTTCTTTCATTTTTAAAGTTTTATCAGGTCTCTCAAAGATACCTATTTCAAAAATATTAGGACGAACACAATCCGTAATCAATATCGGCAATAGCGATCCATCGGACGACGTAAGTTACTTCGAGGACGTTTCTCGTTTTCAAGAACTCAAAGTGCGTCCCATCATAGACCAATTTATCAAATTAAGAATCCGCTCGACCGAAGGACAGATTTACAAACTTCTAAACGGTGACTTTGCGTCTCTCGATTGGACGTTTAAATTTAAGACGTTGTGTAAATCTTCTCCGGCATCCGAAGCGGACACGAATTTGAAAAACGCTCAAGCGGATCAAATCTATATAACAATCGGTTCGCTTTCGCCTGGGGAGGTTAAACAAAAGAGATTTCCTGAAATGGAAAATTTCGATTACTCTCAAGATGGCGGCCATTTAGATTTTACCGAACCGGATCTGTCAAACCCTGAAGAATTGAATAGTCCCGTTCAACAGTAATTTCGAATGTTCCAAAAATCGAATAAAAGGCCATTTTCCGCGCTTTTGGGCCCAAAGGTGTATCTTTGGGTATCTCCCTGTTTGCTGAACAATGCTGAACCTGTTTTATTTCAAAATGCGGATACGTCATTTCCCGTTTTAAATGTGTTTTCCCAACGTTCGCAAAAAAAGGGGAAAAAACTGTGTATCCTCTAAGTTTAGAACTCCAATACGCAAGACTTTGGAGAGAGGAAGTTTCTCGTTTTGCCAAACAAGTAAACTCCACAATCTTGAAAGGAGTTCAAGCTTATTCGAAAGAGGCGCGTGCTGATAGTTATTTTTTTGAACCCGTTGTTCGACTGGATGTTTCTGATCTTAGAGTTTTACTGGGTCAACTAAAAAGTCAATACGGGGACTTTGCTCCTCGAAAAGAATTCGAGTCTCAGATAAAACAAAACGTTCAGATGATTGATGCTTGGTCACGCGACAAAACGAATTCGTTTATTGGCAAACAATATCAGAGCATGAATTCCCCACCTCGCGCCGGAGTTATCGGCGGAGACCGATCCGCGTTTCGAGTCCCTGCAATTCCTATTTCTCAAAAAGAGTCTACGGAAGTTTGGAACCGGGTCAGTCAGATGATAAAGGAGCAATCGAGCCTTGCCTCCAATGCTTTTCGGGAACATTTTGATCGGGTTCAAAAGATTGTTACGGAGGGACTTTCGAAGGGATTAAAATACCAAGACATCGCTTCCCAAATTCAAAACGCTACCGGAATTTCGGAACGTCGAGCGGAGTTTTGGGCGAAGGATCAAACTGGTAAGTTTTTCAGCCAGCAGAATCAACTCAGGCAAACGAATGCCGGATTCCCCGGCTTCATTTGGAGAACACAAAAGGACTCTAAGGTTAGGGATTCTCATTCGCATGTTGCGGATAAATTTTACAAGTGGGAAGAGCTGCCGTTTGTCAATCGTAAGGGAGGATTACAGGCTCGGCTTGCGCCGGGTGACGATTATCGTTGTCGCTGCTGGGCGGAACCATCTTGGGGACCAGACAACAAAAAACAAAATACGAAGAACCAAGTTTCAATCCCGAAACTCATTCTTCCCTCAACGTCACAGACTCAAACGATCGTTCCGATTTCGCATTCCATAAACTTAAATCTTCCAGATCCGACGGTTCATGCAAACATTCAAAAAACGATTTCCGATTTGGATTCATTTCTAAAATTTCCGAAGGAT